GGCATCTCTGAATAAATCAGGTATTTAGCCAACTTTTGCAGGATAAACGACCGTAAACACAGCAAATGGGCCGTCACCGCAAACTCAAACCGCCTGATACCCCGGCACAACCTACTGGGAAGGAAGAGGCACCCGAACCGACCACCGAGTCTGAGGACGAGGGGCCACTCCTCCGCCGGCAGCTGGCGCACCTCGAGCTCCTCCAGTCCACGGTCGAAGAGACCGCCCGAGCAGGGGAGATGTCCCCCGCTCTCCTCCGCGAGTCATCGGGACTGGCCCGGGCCACCATCTCGCTAAGTAAGCAGTGGACCGACTACGAGGAGCGGGTGGCCAAGGCCCACGCCAAGCTGGAGGAGGCGGAGAAGGACGGCTTGGTCATCGACTTCCTATGCACCCGTCCCCATGCCGTCCGAGTCGAGGCGCACCGAAGGCTGGGCGAGTCGCTCAAGGGAGGCCGCTGATGGAAATCAAAACGCTGCACTGCAAGGACTGCGGAGCGCAGATCTCCCAGAGCGGTTGGGACTCGATCTTCGGCGTGGTGAGTGCGGTCAGCTTCACCGACGGGTCCGAGCCAGAGTACGTGTGCGGGTGTGTGGGCGACCGGCAGGGCCCGCGAGTCTACTTCAAGGCGACACTCTCCAAGGAGAGCCTCGAGGCTGCCGGGCGGAGCGCCGATGCCTTCGTTTTGTGGTGGAGCCGCTGATGCTGATGCTGTTCGACTACGAGTGCCGGGCCGGCCACCTCATCGAGTCTCTGCAGGACAGGGCCAAGCGGTCTATCCGATGCCCATCCTGTGAGGGCCGGAAGATGGCGAGGCGCGTCATATCCCCGGTCAAGGAGCGGAAGGTGTGGGGCTCAGCTGCCGTTCGGGGCAAGAGCGATCCGCCCCCGTCTCCTACAGCCATGAACGCTGTCGGGGTGGTAGGGGAGAGTAGAACACACAGAGAATGGAAGGAGGGGAGGACGAAGATGTGGCGAGAATTTGACAGACAGAGGCGGCGGAAGGCGGGGGCGCCGGTATGAGCAAGTGCGACCACATGTGGGCGAGCGCGCGGCTGTTCGCGAACGGGTACGACGTCCACATTGCCGAGGCAAGGGCCATGGTCGGCAGCCTCCTGCAGGAGTGGGAGCGGCTGTACGACAAGGTCGGAGAACTGGAGGTGCTGGCCCGAGACAGGCACAGCGCTCGCAATGTCGAGGCCGCTACGGTGGAGCGCTCTCGGATTGTGCGGTGGCTGCGGGCCGCTGGAGTCGCTGAGCTTCCGCCGCAGGCGCGGCCTCATGCGGCCATTATCGTGGGAGCCTTGGCCGACGCCATCATGCACGGGGAGCACCTGAAGTGAAAGGGTGCAGGCATCGTCCGTGGGTGGCGCTCATGGAGCTAAAGGACGAAGAAGGTCGGCCCGTGGGCACCAAACTTGGATGCTGCCAGTCGTGCTTCGACAGGCTGAAGGCCGCCGCAGGCAGGGAGGGCGTCGCCTTCCATGACAGGAGCAAGAGTTAGCGTGTCCATCTCCTACCGCCTCGCCGTCACCCCCGATTTGCCCTTCATCTATGGGGCCTGGCTGTCCAGCTTCAGGACTGCTCACGCTGCCGGGGTGGTCCGCATGGCCCGCTACGCCGAGGTTTACAAGGACACCATCGGCCATCTCCTGCTCCGCCCTGGGGTCGATGTCGTCGTTGCCGAGGGGGAGGGGGTCCTTTCCGGCTTTCTCTGTGCCGAGCGGGGCGGACACGTTCCTGTGGTTCACTACTGCTACGTAGAAAAGCCTGCCCGCGGCCACGGCATCGCACGGGGCATGTTCAGGGCAGCAGGCATCGACCCGCTCAAGCCCTTTGCCTTCACCTTCAAGACAGCCCTGGTATCCCGGCTCAAGCCGAAGATGCCGCTAGCCAAGTACGATCCGCTACAGGCCCGCTTCGACGTGGCCGAGGAGACAGCATGAGTAAGGAATCAGTGACTGTGACAAAGAACAAGCCCACGGAGCCGGAGTTGGCGCTTGGCCCCGACGGCAAGCCGCTCACGTTCCCGGCATCGCGCGTGCCCGAGGGCGCAGTGTACAAGCCGCCCGGTCTGGACTCGGGTGTGGCGGTGAGGCCCGCACAGGTCAACTTCGAACCAATCCCCATCAAGAAGATTGTGTTGCGGTCCGGGGTGAACGCCGACTTTCCGGGGAAGACCGGAGCCCGTGCCCTGGAGACTGGAACACAGAGCGGCAAGACCTACGTCCTGGTCTACGAGCCGTGGGCGAGGCGCTACGTCGGTACGTACCAGCGGGCCGACGAGAAGCCGGAGGTGTTCTGGGTGCACGAGTCTTGGGTGATGGCGTACCCTGCATGAGCGACGAACAGACAGAACTAATGGGCCACTTCGATGATGAAGAGAAGTGGCTGTCGGAGATAGCAGCTGAGTACGAGAGGAGATACCTGGAACTGGCAGAGTACGTGATTGACACTGCCAAGACGTTTCAGCCCCAGTAGTCATCGCTCATGTAGGAGTCGAACTCCCCGGGCATATCTGTCCGGGGCAACTCGGGCTCTCTTGATTGCCACGCCTGCGCCGGTTTCGGTGCCGGAGCCTCTTCGCTGAAGAGGTGCTGTGCCTTGACCCTGGCGTAGACAGCGGCATCGGCGCAGTCGTCCCGCTGCCCCTTGTTGCGCTTCCGCTGCCCGAAGTCGTCCCGGCTCCACTGGTTCTTGACGAGTTGGTCCTCAAGGGTGGAACCCTCCATGACGACGATGCGGCCGTCGATGAGGTCTCCGTTGAAGAGTTCGATGGCGCTGAACTTGTCCTTCAGGTCTGCGAGTTCGAGGTGGATGCCGTAGACCTCGCGGAGCTCCTTGAGCATCGCCTCGCCCATGGACGCAGGGTCCACCGCGGTCCCGTCGGGCCAGCCGGTGGAGCCGATGACTCCGCCGGGCTTCTCGTGGTTGTGCTTCTCGCCGATTAGGAGGTCCGTGATGGCCCGCGCATACAGCTCTCTCTGCTCGTGTTCGAAGACGTGATAAAGCCGCTTGTCGGGGTCGTGGATGTTCCAGGCGAAGACCTCAAGGGCGGTCGGGTCGGAGAACCCGAGGTCCCATCCCTGGACGTATCTCCAGGCTCCCTTCGGAAGGTGCGTAGGGAGTTTCGCAACTCCGACCGGGTCTTTCTCCGGGGTCCACCGGTTCCACAGGATGGATGTCCCGTCTTCGAGTTCCTTGAAGGCCCGGTAGCGGAAGACGGCGTCGGTATCGTCGGCTGCCCAGTAGCCGAGCACCTCGCGCATGAAGACCGGGTGCTGGTCGGACCAGCCCTTCTTGGCCTTGTTGACCAACGCCTCTTCCCATGCGTTGGCGATGCGCGGGGCGTAGGGGGCGGCGTCTCTGGAACACCACGTATGGAGGGACCACTCGGCCTCGGGCTTGGTCTCGCGGTCGTCCCAGTGCCTCGACTGGACACCCCCGGGCATGGAGGCTTCGTAGAAGATGCCGTCGAGGTGATGGCCCGGAGTTCCAGCGAGCCCGAGCATCCCATGGTAGTCCCCGAGCCGGGGGCCGATGACCCGGTTGACCAGGTGGTCCAGAAGGGCGTGGTCGAAGCTTGCGGCCTCGTCGATCCAAACCTCGTGGAAGGGCTGGCCGCGGTACTTCTCAATCTGCTTCTTGTCGTCCGCGCCTACGAGTCGAAGGCGAGAGTCAGTATCCGGCAGGTAGCAGCGGAGGTTGGTCTCGTGGAAGTCCGGCTCTAGGCCGAGCTCGTGACAGAAGTCCTTGAGCGGGTTCCACAGGAGGTCAATTGCCTGCTCTCGGCTGGTGGCGATGTAGAGACACCGGGCCCCCTGGGTGAGCATCATCCGGCGGAGGAACCGGTAGCAGATGCAGGTGGTCTTCCCCGCTCGAGCCCCGCACAGGAGGCAGACGCGGCGAGAGGCGTCGTTGAGGACGTTCTGCTGCCACGGGTGACTCCAGTCGTAGACCGTCTGCGCCTTCGCCTGCCACAGGGTCTCGGTGGCCCGCCTGCGCTTGACCGCGGCCCTGTGTTCCAGGGCGATTAGTTCGGTGATGCCCTCAATCACAAGTCGCTGTCGCGCTCAATCTCGTAGCCGGGCAGCGGCTCACCCGGCCCTAGACCGTAGGTCGCTGGGTCCTTGAACGGGTCCCCGCTCTGATGGCTGGCTTTGGCCATCTCCGGCCCGGTCTGGTCGGGCGGCATCATCTGGACCTTGAAGTCGCCGAGTTCGAAGGCGAGCACCCCGGTTGACCGTAGGAGTTGGGCCTTGCGGATGAGGACGTCGAGCAAGGCGGAGAAGTCAGCGGCGGTCACTCGTCCTCCTCGCACGTGTCGATGGTGATGGACCCGCGCTCCTCGTCCACCTCCGTGACGACGAAACGGCTACCGGGATGGGATGACCACTCGGCCTTGATGGCCTTGCCCTCGTCGCTGTCGGCCCGGAACCAGTGCAGCCCGTCGCGAGAGACCCAGCTGTCTCCGGTGTAGAACTGCGTCGAGTCGGCTTCGTGCTTGAGTTCGATTGGCTTCGTCATTGGTGGGCTCCGTTCGCTCTGGCCCCGATAAACTCCATCCCTGCCCGCTCGCGGCACACCTGCCTCATCCAGGCAGACAGGGACATTCCTGCCTTCGCTGCCGCTTCGGAAAACGACCGCTTTTCCTCGTCACTGAGCAGCATCTGAAAGCGGTCATTCAGTTTCATGCCTCTTAATAGCATGTCGTACTGATACCCTGCTCACTACAAACGTATGCGCAGGACAGACGCATACGGTTCGCCTGTACATGCTCGTAGCAGTCTTGCAGCATGTCGCTTGTGACGGTCTGGCGGGGACCATAGATGGTTGTCCGGCGCGACGTCTCCACTACCGAGACGTGGTGGACTGCCAAGAAGGGTGAAGTCTGGCAGCGCCTCATGCCGTACGTGGAGAGGCTTGAGCGGCAGCAGTCGGAGACCTACGACCGCTTCGCCAAGCTGAGCTATCTCTACGACCCGTACTCCCCCGCCGGGCGTCTGGTGGATACCCGGAGCAGGGAGTCGAAGGATGCCCAGGGCATCATGCAGGAGAACCTCATCGCGTCCAACTGCGACGCGATCGCGGGATCGATTGCCTCCGTAGACGTCAAGGCTCGGTTCCTCACCGACGGGGCCACGTGGTCAATGCAGCGGAGGGCGAGGAAGCTCGACCACTACTCCGAGGGCCTCGCCAAGCTACTTGACCTCGACGAGCACATCCGCAAGGCGTTCCACGCCGGCTCCTTGAAGGGGACCGGCGTCATTCACATCTACGTTGATCCGTTTGACCAGATCGTCGCCGAGCACGTCCAGGTAGACGACATCATCGTTGATGAGGCGGCCTGCCGAGGCGGTCCTGCTCGCCAACTTCAGCGGCGGATGCTGGTCCCGAAGGAAGTGCTCGCGGCCCAGTACCCCGCGCACGCCAGGGCCATCAAGGAGTCTGCCTCCACCGCATCTCGTTCGGCGCGGAAGTGGGCCGGTTACCGTCCTATCAAGGAGGACGAAATCCCGGCGGTCTGGTCCTGGATTCTCCCCATCGGGGTCCAGGGTCACAAGAACTACGTCCCCGGGAAGGAAGTCCTGTCCATCGAGGGCGCCGACCTCGTGGAGAACGAGTGGCACGAGAACTTCTTCCCACTGGCGGTCTTCAAGTGGACCCACCGTCCCGACGGCTGGTACGGCATCGGCGGGGCAGAGCGCATCATCGGGCAGCAGCGGAAGGTCAACAAGCGCAACCTTCAGCACGACCGCATCATTGACCAGCACGCCTTCCCGATTACCTACGTCCGGCTCGCAGACGCAAACATCGGGGTCCAGACCATCAACCGGCTCGGGACGGTTGCTTACTACAAGTCCGACATCCCGCACACGGTAACGCCCCCGACCATCGCGGCCGAGTCGTTCAAGGACCGCGAAGACGGGAAGTCGTCCGCCTTCGAAGAGTTCGGGCAGAGCCGCATGTCGGTGACGGCCATGAAGCCGCCCGGCATCGACTCGGGCGTTGCGATGCGCGAGTACCGCGACCAGACGACCCAGCGGTTCGCCGGTCAGGAGAAGGGCCACGAGCGGCTGAAGATGGACTGCATCTGGCTGGCCGTCTGGTGCGCCAAGAAGCTCGGCAGCAAGGCCCCGGTGGTTGTCCACCATTCCCGGTTCGGCGAGAAGCGTATCAAGTGGGGCCAGGTGGACATGGGCGATGTCCGGCTCATGCTCGAGCCTGCCTCTCGCCTTGGCAGAACTCCTGCCGGCCGTACCCAGTTCGTCATGGAGATGGCCCAGGCGGGAATCATCTCGCAGGAGTCCTCCAAGCGGCTCCTCATGCCGAACGGTCCGCTCGATGTCGAGGCGGAGATGTCTGCCTATATCGAGGCGGCTGAGGATATCGACGCCTGCATCGAGGAAATTGAAGACGGCCGCGAGTTGGTTCCCGAGCCCTACCAGAACCTAGCCATGGGTATCTGGCGGATGCAGGTCGCGTATCTCCGAGACAAGCGGGCCGGAGCCCCCGAGTCCGTTCTCGAGGGCCTGCGCCAGTGGATCGAAATCGCCGATTACGAACTCGGCCTGCAGGAGCAGGAGGCGAGTCAGGGCGCGATGGCGGCTCCCCCGATGGAAGCTGCCCCGCAGGCAGCCCTCGCCCCGCAGGCGATGCAACTGAGAGCCGCGTAGAGGAAAGATGAACGAAGAGAACGACAGCCCGGCCGGTAGTGCAAACGGAGCCACCTCCCCCTCCGAGAGCACGGCTACCCCCCCACCGTCGCTCGACGCCGCAAGAAACGCGGCCCGTGCTGCCGGTCGGGCTGCGTTCCTTGAGCGCTCCAAGAATGGTGAGACCACCACCGAAGAGAAGCCCCCGACTCCGGCTGCGAGTGAGTCACCGGAGCCCGCCGAGGAAGATGCAGGCACTGACCCCGGCGATTCCGACGATGCCGACGTCGATACGGAAACTGAAGAGACCGAGCAGACGCCAGACGAAGGAGAGCCGGAACCAGCCGCGGCGAAGGATGCCGAGGAGCCGGACTCCGACCTGAGCAAGCGCCTCGCCGAGGTCCAGAAGACCAAGAAGCGCGCTCTCGACGAGGTCAACGCCGCCAAGGCGGAGCTCAAGGCCGAGGTCGAAAGGCAGAGGCAGGCTCTCGACAAGGAGTACGGCTCCGCCATCGCCGAGGCGAAGGCGTTCGCCAAGCTAAAGGCCCGCGCCAAGGTGGACGTGGTTTCGGTGGTCAGGTCCCTCGGTATCGACGGAGACGACCTCGACTTCGCCGCCCGCCAGATTCACACCGAGTGGAAGGCGTGGAAGGGCGACCCCTCGGCCAAGGACCAGTCCGCCGCGGTCATCCGTAGGCGTGAGCACGAAACGGCCCTGGAGGAGACCCGGCGGGAGCTCCAGGAACTCAAGGACTCCATCGCCAAGCGTGAGGAAGCGCAGCAGGCCAACCAGTACGCGCAGCAGTACCTGGCCAAGGTGGAGAAGTCGGTAGACGACAAGTCCCCCATCGTCCGCTCGATGATGGCCAAGAACTCCGAGAAGACGCTCAAGCGCCTCGGACAGGTTGCCTACGACCTCGCAGCCGAGACCGGTGAGGAGCCGAGTCCCGCCGATGTCGTCAAGGCACTCGAAAAGATTCGCCGGGAAGAGCTCGAGGAACTCGGGCTCGATCCCGCGGCGGTCGGTAAGACGGCCAACGGACAGAAGGCAGTACCGAAGACCAAGCCAGTGACAGCCGGAGAGACCAAGACGGCGCCCAAGAAGCCAGTAGCGACCACGGCAAACAACGAACAGCCGCGGCCGAAGCGCCTCACGAGAGACGAAGTGAGGGCTGCATTCATCAAGGGGCAGCTCGGCTAGCGATTCTCTGGTGACGCGCCTCGCGGCAAGGAGCAGGCGCAGTGTCTTACATCTCAGAGGCAGCGGACATTTACAAACATAACTACTCGACAGAGCAAGTCACTCCGATCATCGAGCGGGACCACACGTTCTACGCGATGACCACCAAGAAGAAGGGTGGCTCGGGCGCTGATTACTCCTACTACATCCCGATCGCAAACCCGCAGGCAGTCGGCAACGTGTTTGCCACTGTCCAGACGGCGGCGCAGAACTCGGGAACTCTGACCGGCGAGCAGGCAACTACTCAGCCGGTTCTGAAGTACGCCATCGCGGACCTCGACGGACCGTCGATGCTTCGCGCCGGCGACCGGAAGGGGGCGTTCTTCGACCTCCTCACCGGCCACACCGACGCGCAGCTCGAGGAGTTCGGCAACCGCAAGGCGTTCGACTTCTACCGGAGCGGTACGGGTATGCGCGGACGTCGGGCCTCGGCTTCGACGAACGTCATCACCCTGACCGTCGCTGACGACGTCAGGAACTTCGCCCCGAAGCAGACCATCATCGCAGACGACACCATCACCGGTGCCTCGCCGCGGTCGGGTTCGACCACAGTCGTTGCGGTGGATGAGGACAGCGGCACCATCACGCTGGCCTCGGCTGCGGCGATTTCCCTCTTCGCAGACAACGACTACCTCTTCCAGGCTGGAGAGGGTGGCGTTGGTTCCTGCGTCGATGGACTGGCCCTCTTCGTCCCGACCACGGCTCCGGTCTACGGCTCTGACTTGTTCCGAGGCCATGACCGAGGGCAGGATGTTCGGCGACTGGCCGGCTGCCGGACCGTGGATACCGGCTCGTACTGGGAAGAGGTTATCGGCCTGACTGCGGTCAAGTGCCAGAACAACCACTTTCGCCCCAACGTGGCTTTCGCCAACCCGCTCAAGGTCTTTGAGATGGCGAAGCGAGAGAACGCGAAAATCATGTACAAGCCCGGGAAGACCGCTGAGGTCTACTTCCAGTACATCGTACTCAACACGCCGGCCGGCGCACTCGAAGTCATGGCCGACCCGGACTGCCCGACGACTCACGCCTACATCGGGAACATGGAGTACTGGGAGGAGCTGTACCTCGGCGATTCGTACATCCATCCCATCAACGATGCCGGCTACCAGTACGGCATCCAGGCGGCTGCGGACGGCATCGAGGCCCGCTTCCGCTGTCTCGCACAGACCATCATGCGCCGCCCGGGACACTTCGGTGTTGCGCAGGGCAGCTGAGAAATCCCCAGGAAAGGAACAAGACAAATGGCAAACGACCTAGTGAACTCTTGGGGACTCGCGGGACGCGCCCTCCCCAGCGCTGGAACCGACCAATCGTACGTGCCGATGCGCCTTACTCGGCGCGGAGACGTCGTTACGCAGGCACTCATTGGCGGGAAGCTGACGACGCTGGCGCAGGAAGGCTCGTACTTCGTCGCGACCAACCCGACCGTCGCGACCGGCATCGCCGGAATCGCAGCAGCGGACGGATACAACGCGGCCGAGACGCTATTCCTCCTCTACAACCAGTCCACCGAGGCCGAGGCGGTCCAGGTCAGCCTCGACTTTCTAGAACTGCAGTGCACGGTGGTGGATACCGCCGGAACTGACATCCGGTTCGACCATCACATCGACAACATCGACCGGTTCACCTCGGGCGGTACGAACATCACCCCGGTCAACCCGAACATGGACTCGACGGCTTCTGCCAAGGGTCGGCTCCGGTTCGGCGCGGTGGTCTCGACCTCGGCGAGTTCCTCGGTCCGCTACCTCGGCGGCCGGCAGCTCTCCTCGACTGACCTCGTGGCGAACGACCTGATGCTGTTCACCTACGGTGGGACGAACAGCTTTTCCACCCAGGGTGCGAACCTGACGGAGGAAGCGACCCTTGCTCGCCTCTGGCAGGTCGCGTGCCCGCCGGTGGTCCTCGGCCCCGGTGACTCGTACCTGTTCACCATCAACTGCGCGTCGTAGACGGGTGCGGCTACCTGGACCTTCAACTGCGGCTGGTGGGAGCGATAACCATGCCCCTACCGGACAACCCGGTCCGCTCGACCAACCCGGAGGACGGGCGCGTTGTGCTCCTGTGCACCGGCGCGGACGGCGCGGACCTCACCGTCAGCGAGGGCAAGGGGGCTACCGTCGTGCGCGACGGGGAGGGCTCCTACTACGTCAAGCTCCTGTGGAACCCGGGGACGTTCAAGGGGTGGGGTTTCGCCTTGTGGGCGGCCACCCCGGGTGACCTCAAGGGTTACTCGGTCGTTCGAGACACCCCGGTTGCATGGAGCGGAACCGATTGGCGGCTGCCGTTCACCGTCTACAACGCCTCGGTGACGGCGGCGGACCTCATTGCCAACCAGGGGATCGACCTCGAACTTCGGTTCGGGCTCAACGACTGACCCATGGGACGCACCGTACAGCTCGGCACTGTTGTCGATCGCTGCCAGAAGCGCTCCGACCTGGAAAACCAGGCGTCGATTTCCGACGACGATTGGAAGGAGCTTATCAGCGCGGTCTACGCCGAGCTGTACGGTGAACTTTGCAAGCCGGGCGTCGGCTACTTCGACGTGACTGACACGATTACGACGACCGGCGTAGCGGCCTACACCCTCCCCACCGACCATATCGCGACCATCGCGGTGAGCGAGGTCATGAACGCCGCGGGCCAGCTAAGACCTCTCGCTGAGCTCATGGTGCAGGAGCGCCACCTGTTCAAGGGCATTACTGGCCCTGCGATGGCGTACCGATTCCAGGGCACGCAAATCGTGCTCTATCCAACTCCGCCGGCCGGGAAGACGTACGAGCACGTGTACGTCCCGGCGCCGCCGGACCTGTCCACGGCCAACGACGCGACGCTGATCGAGATGGCGACGCCAGACGGGGAGCAGTTCCTCATCTGGGGCGTCTGCGCCGCGGCCCTGCATCGACTGGAGATGGACCCCCGCTTTGCGACCTCGAAGCAGGAAGCTGCACGGGAACGGGTAGTCGAGTGGGCCTGCATTCGGTCCCTGAACTCGGCCCCGCGCCGCATCGTGGTTGATGAGGGGGACGAGATTTACGACCCCGCCAGCTTCAGGTGGAACCCCGCATGAGTCTCGTCCCGCCGGTCATCACGCGGGTCGCTGATGAAGGCGTTGACCGCGTCCTCCGGGCTATCAGGGCGGCCGTCGCGGAGCTCCAGGGCGTTCCCATCGTCGGCGGAAAGTCCATCACGGTGACCATCGGGAACAACGCCAACAAGTGGATCCCGCACAACCTCAGACGCCCGGCCAAATTGCATATCTCTCCCCCGCGTGGCGGGGCATCTTCGACAGGAAGAGTCACGGACATCACCGAGGAGGCCGGGGTCTCCGAGGACCGGACCAAGGTCGTTGTGCTGCGCGCGTCCGGCTGGGGCGTGCCGATCACTGTAGACGTGTGGATTTACTAGGTGCCACTCACCAAGCGCAAAGTGACTGTCCCGCTGGCGGCGGGACTGCAGACGAAGGCAGACCCGCGGGCTCTCCAGCCTCCGGGCCTTACGGTCTGCAAGAACATCGAGTTTGAGGAAGTCGGCGGACTCCAGAAGCGCAAGCCCTACGTCTCCATCGGGGTCAACATCCTCGGGGGCGGGACGCTTTCCAATGTCCGCCGCTTCTACGCCAACGGTGATGAACTCATCTGTTTCACCTCCGAGGCTCTCTACAGTTGGTCTGCTCGGGACACGGCATGGGTGCTCAAGGCCACGTGGCTAGCAGCGAAGGTCACGGAGCAGTCGTCGTTCGTTGACCCCACCGAGCAGGTATCCACCGACCGCTGTGAGGTCGGGAACTGCGTCATCTTCGCGTGGGTCAAGAACCACGGCACGGCCACCAGCCGGACTGTTTGGGTGGCTGCGAAGGACAAGACGACCGGCGCGACCATCTTGCCCGCGACGCAGCCGAGTTCCGGCGGAGTCACCGGTGTAGACCGACCGCGGCTCGTTGCCCTCGCCTCGAAGGCTCTCCTCTTCTTCGTCAACTCGGACGATGACCTCGTCGTCATCGGGCTAACCCCCGCGACCCTGGCCGCTGATTTGGCTGTTGCCGGGACGCTCATCCTCGACACGGCCGATCACTCCGACTACTACGACGCCGTCTCCGACGGGACTGCGGCCTACTTTGCGGTCCGCCGGAACCCGAACACCTCCTACGAGGTCGGCACCGTCTCCTCGGCGGTTGCTGTCACGAAGGCGACGATTGCCCGGGCCTGCTCGGGCCCAATCTCACTCGCCGTGAGCCCTGGTGGCGCATCCCGTCTCCTCGTGGCCAGGGACAACAGCGGGACGTTGCGCGGGGACATCCTGAACCAGTCTACGTTTGCTGAGGTCACGGCCAACGTGTCGCTCGGGACGACCAGTACCGCTTTCGTCCAGGTAACCGCGTGCTACCGGACCGTGCAGGTTGGAGGGCAGTGGAACTGCTACGTGTTCGTCGGGGAGTTGGAGGACGAGGGCGGTAACTCCGGCAACCTTTTTCGCGTCGCTACCCTGAACAACGCAGGGACCGCGGTCACGCTGGCCAACCTCGCCACCAACCTGTCCCTTGCCTCTCGAGCCTTCGACCACAACGGTCGCGTCTACGTCAACACGGTCTTTGCGATTGACGCGGTAGTGGGAGGGGTTACGGCGTCGGCTGATTTCAGGTCGGCCCCGCAGAACACCTACTTCCTACATCGAGACGACGGGTTCCTTGTCGCGAAGATGGCAACGCACGTGGCCGCCGGGCATCGGTCCGTGACAAGCCACCTCCCCGGCGTACAGAGTCTCGGCTCGAACGTATACGCATGGTGCGGCGGGGAGCGAAGGTCCATCCCCATCAACACCCGGCAGTCTGACTACTCGGCTCGAGCTCCGAGGGACATCCAGATCACCTTCGACTCGAACGACGCCAGACGATGCGCCCGTCTTGGGCAGACGCTCTACATCACCGGCGGGGAAGTCATGCAGTACGACGGGACCAGCCTCGTTGAGTGTGGCTGGCATCTCTTCCCCTGGAAGTTCTTCTTCTTCGTGGCCGGGGCTGGGACCATGACGGCCGGTACGTACACGTGGGGCTCGACATGGCGCAGTGACAACGCAGTAGGTGACCGAGACCGCTCGACCATGGTCTCGACCGACTCGGCGACCCTCGCCATCAACGAGGAGGCGCAAATCCTGGTTGACCCGGTGGCGGCAGCAACCCACCGTACGAAGTACTGCCAGGAAATCTGGCG